GATTTATCTCGATAACGATTACTCAACGGAACAGGATGGGATTCTCACCGAGTACACGATGTACGAAATCAGTAAAGGAAAAGTCACGAAACAGGTTGTTATTGAGAATATCCTTGTTGAGGACAAAGTCTTGAAGGGTCTGAAACGTCTTCCGATTGCACAGTTACCTTGGAAGAAAGCGGCTCAGAGTGCTTATGGTTTCTCGTTAATGGATGATGTCCTCTCGCTACAGAAGGCCATCTCGGCTATCGAGAGCGCCATCACTAATACGGCTGTGGCTTATTCCAGTCCAGCCATGATTGTGAGAAGTGGTAGTGGTATCAATCCGAAGGTTGTCGCAAAGACAATCGGGGCTCCAGGAGTTGTGTATGTCTCTAATATCGCTATATCAGAAGCCATGCAACCAGTAATTCCAGCCCATATTGATGATAAGATTGTGAATCTGAAACAGGATTTCGAGGCCGCAATCGATAAGATTGCAGGGGTTACGAACCCATTTATCGGGTCAATCGGGACAGCAGGTAACACTGCTTCGGGTTCTCAGTTAGCAGTTGAACGCTCTAAGATTATCGAGACGAACGTTCTCGCTAATATCAGTGAGTTCGTTGAATACTTGACGATGATTTTCGTGGACTACATAACTACAGCCTATGCAGGAGAGGTTATTACAAGTCGCAAAGTTGATAAGGCGACAGGAGACCTTCAGTTCACAAGTCGTCAGGTTCCCAAAGAAATTAAAGATGTTGAGTTCTCGTTCTATATCGACCTCAACACCAAGACGAAATACAGCAAAGAACGTGAATTGGAATCCCTTATGCAGTTGTACCAAATGGAACGTCAGTACGATGCTCCTATCAAATTGATTAGTGAATTGGATATCCTCTCTAAATACAATCTCTCTAATAGCGACGAACTTAAAGAGAGATTCAAACAACTGACTATCCAGAGCACCCAAGCGAAGACCGAGACAATCATGAAATTGACCCAAGCCGCTCAACAATATAGCATTCAACCAGAGTTGTTGAACGCCGCAGTTGCAGAGGTTATCGAAGGTGCTAAAGAGACTCCGTCATTAGATGCGTTCATGCAAGCCGCCCAGGATATGTCTGCTCAGGTTGACCAGGAAGCCCAATCCTCAAAAGACGATTTGGTTGCTCAAGGTTTGCCACAGCAATTCGTAGACCAAGCCGCGCAGATTATGGACGCAAAGGGAGAGACCCCAAATCCAGAAAATCTGAACTTACAGCAATAGAGTTTGTGTTTGTGAAACTTTTGTATTATAATATAACCGATGTAGGGTACTACAGAACTTTCCATTAGAGTCGTACCGTAGCGACCATAAAAACAATTACGTGTAGGAGGTATATGGAAAAAGAAGAATTTGCGTCAATCGAGGAAATTGATGCCGCATTGGAGAAAGAATTTGCTTCAACCGTAGAGGAGTCTGATGCTGATGATGGACTCGCGAACCAGGAGTCAGACGAAGACGAACTCGCAGATGATGAAATCCTCGATGACGAAGAGGAAGACGAAGAACCTGAGGAACCTAAAAAAGGAAAGAAAGAGTCTCAGCAAGAGTATGCTTTCGCTAAGTTGAGAGAAGAAAAACTCTTGGCCGAACGTAAGGCTTCGGAAGAGGCGGCTTTCATGAAAAAGTTAGCAAAGGCCTCTGGATATGGCGATGATGTTGAGGGTTATCGACAAGACCTTGAAAAAAGGTTAATCGATGAAGAAGCGAAACAGCATGGCGTAACCCCTGAAGTGTACAAAGAACTAGCAGACGCTAAAGCAAAATTGGAAAAATTCGAGAAGGAGAAGGTCGAAACAGACCGAATGAGCAGGTCTCAGAAATTCTTGAACACTATCAATGACGTTTTGGCAGACTACGATGTAGACGCTAAAGAAATGAGTAAAGAACTCTTTGCGAGTCTTGAAAAGGCAGGTTATAGTATAGAAACCTTATTATCCATACCACAACCAGAATTCTTAATTAAGGGAGCGCTATACGAAAAACTGTCTGTTGCAAGTCTTAAAGAAGGTAAAATCCGTGATAGCGTCGAAACGAAACGTATCAAAAATTCAAAAGCGCCCGTTAAGACAATGGACGAAATGATTGATGAAGAAATGGTCGCTTACGCCAAGGCCAGAGGGCTGAAGTATAGCAAGTAAAGGAGCGTGAAATTACATGCCAGCATTAAACACCTTATCAGTAGTGCAAACAAATAGCATTCTCACAACCGAATATTGGGAGAAACGTTTGCTTCGCATGATTGTTCTCGAACAATCGAATTTCGTATTTTCTACCTTGGGTATCGAGAAAGATATCCCAGCCAATGAAGGCACCAAAACCTTCTCGATGAGACGTAATAACCACCTTCCTGTTGGGAACCACCAACTGAGTGAAGGTACCGCACCCACGGCTCTCAAGGTCGAAGCGCAGAAAGTCCAAGGGACTGTCAATGAATTCGGTGCGCTTATCAACATCACCAACTGGGTAGATGATATCCATATGGGGGATGTCTTCCGTGAATACCAACCCGAATTGGCTCGACACGCCGCTGAAGTCAAGGAACGCAATATTCTTGCATCCTTCACCGATGCTTCCGAATACTTCGTTGGTGCAGGAAACACCACGGTTGACGGCATCGCCGCTACCGATGTCTTGACCTTGAAAGACGCCCGTCTTGCTTGGTTGACAATGAAGAACTTCCGCCGTAAAGGCAATTCAAAATTCGGAGGCAAACCTGTCCTTATCACTCATCCGAACGTTATGCAGGACTTGCTCGACGATGACACCCTGGAAAGCAAATTGCTCGTCCCAGGCAACGAAAACCAAGTTATTAAGATTGGTACCTTGGATTCCTATGTCGCTTATGGCATCGTTTTCCAGGAAAGCCTCATCGCTGAAGTTACTCCGAATGCAACGCTTGTCAACGTTTACACCTCTTACCTGTTGGGCGAAGACCCCTACATCATCCTGAAACTGAAGAATCTGAAATGGTTCTCCAAAGGCTTCACGGCTGACAGTGGCGACCCATTAGGTCAGAATGCACATATGGGTTACCGTTTCTGGACGGGTGCTAAGATTATCGACCCAATCGCAATCACTAAAATTTATAGTGGCTCCGCATATGACGTAGCCTTGGCAGACTTCACGGGTGACCCACTCGGTAGTGCTGCTAGCCAAGCCTAATTAGGAGGACGAAATGGCAATTAAAAAACCGAATACCGTGTACACGGAAAGTGATGGAGTGTCTTCAGCAATCGCTAGAAAGCGTGCGGAGGATATCGCTTACATGAGCGCTTATACTAAGAATTTCTTGCAGAAGTTGAAGAATGAGCCTAAACGCAAAATCTTCTGTTCGAAAGCCTATGCTCCATACTTCGGAACGACCTATACGGCATTGCTCAATACAGTCCCAGTAACTGTGAAGTTCAACGGAACTGAACAGGAATTTCCTGAGAGTGTAGCGAACTGGTTACAAGATAAGTTCCTACGAGTTACAGAATCAAATGTTCCTAAAGTAGAGAACGAAACCCTAAGTGAGTAAGAGAGACGAAAGTCTCTCTTTTCTTTGATTTATGGTATAATAATCACGAGGTGATGCTATGAAACTATCCGCGATTATGTCGATATCCGACTCTTATACAGATGAAGTTGTAACAGGAACAAATGCCCTGTTATATGCTAACGAGGCCATTGCATTTATCAACACTAAATTGGGAGTCAATCTACCGTTTTTCGTGAGCACAACAGCAGAATACACTGCGCTTAGCGAGTCTTGGTGTAGACGTCTTATCGTCACTTATCTGAACTATTCAGTGAAGATGAATGACTCTTCTCTCAATGAAGCGGCGGAGTACAAAAACAGTTTTTATGAGGCGTTTACGGATTTGAGTTCAGTTTATCTTGAGGCTATCGATATCTTGTACTTACCGACTACTCTATCTAATGTTTATGTTCTGGACACCAGCGATGCCGTTGACACTGGATGGTTCTTCAATAGTGGAAATCGTGGAGGTCTCTAACCTATGGCAATACAACCAATTAGGGGGAACCCAGAAGCAAAACAAGTCCAATTGAATATGGGCTTTTCGGGCGGTATGAACATCACCTATTCAGATGACATGTTGCCTACACAGATGATGAGAAACATCGTTAACTACGATATGGAAAGCATCGGGGAACTAAGTTCACGAAAAGGCTTTGGAAAAAACAACGCATTGACTGAAGTCATTTACCCAGCAGGGGTTTACCACAATACGTCAGTTAATTTATCAACCCAGACTGAGGTGTTTTTTACCCTGTTACAAAACGATAATTCGTCTTGGCAACGTCTTTCTGATAGTGAAGACTATGCTTCGTTCTTGTCCGCTTTTGGAGCCACTAACACAATCAGATATCTGAGACTCTTAGTAAATACCGATAAGACCCTCTATTGGGAAGACGTCACTATCGCACTGACTGCAACACCGACAATCACCAAAAATCACGGAACATTGGCGTCTCCGTTGTTTACTGCTAATGCGAACTTATTCAACTGGGAATATGTAGACAAATATGGTAGGCTCTATTTCACTAACAATGACAAGGGGCTAGTCGTTTTTGATGCTGAGGCGACAGACCATTCAGACCCGTGGATGTTTATGGGGGATTTTATGAATGGTGAGACAGATGTGAATGAAGCCTATAAGCCGAATGGGATTGAAGTTCGCAAACTTGGGTTTAACGTTCTAGGGACGGAACCATTATCATGGGTGTATGAGAGCGAACTTACAACCGAGACAATCCAAGGGGTTTATATCACTACAACCGATAGAAAACCAGTTAAAGTTCTACCTGCTGGTACGCCTTTCCAGGTTAATATCCTTTATACTGGTGACACCTACGCGTTTACTCTCGCTATGATGGAATACGAGACAGAGATTGAGATAACCTATGCTAAGAATGCGACATACTCTACAGACGGCTCGTTAGCGGTGTATGATGTCACGATGAAGACACAACCGAGTGATGAGATTGAACTCGCTATAAACTTCGATAGTGAAACGGTAACTTTGGACACTTACTATGATTATTACAATGTTGGTGCGGTTCCAGGTGATGCCGAGGTTGTCGAACAACTCAACGTAGGTAATTTCAAGATTACGGAGATATATGACAGATTGGTTTACTATCATGGAAATGCAATCTGGTTTAGTGAAGTTGACGTTTACGACTACATCCCGAATTTCAATTACGTATTAGTTCCACTCGATAAGACAGATGAGATTGTCAGAATCATATTCTTCAGAAGTAGTTATATCGTTTTCACTAAACGTAGAATCTACAAATTGGAAGGGGACTTCGAAGCCACCACCTTCAGACTGTCCCTTGTTAATGACAATATCGGCTGTATCTCTCCAAACACTCCTATGGTAATCAACAACCAGATGCTGTTTGTTAGCACCCAAGGCTTGAGAGCATTGAAGACGGATACCTTCAGAGAGAACTTGGAAAACATCCAGGAATTCGATGAAGCGGTGAGACCTCTGATTATAGGTACGGAAGTTATGTACGCTGTTGCTTACAAAGACCAATACGTTTTATTTGGGAACAGACGCGAGACTTATCAAATAATCTCTGTGAATTTGAGGGAATTCAGGGTTCCAGATGTGCTGAGGTTCTATTACAAGCAAGGCAGTTTCGTTAGTGATATCTTTGCTAATGGAGCCTATCCTAAATTTATATTCTTTGAAAATGGTGAAATGTACTCACTAAGAGTAGGTGGAGTCTACCGTTATGGAGACTCTTACGATGATTTCGGGAGTCCTTACGATGCAATACTCGAGACGCCCGCTATAAATTTTGGGTATCCAACTCACGAGAAGAAAATCAAACATGTCATCTTAAAAGC